AGCACCATCCCCGCCCCCGACAAGACCGACAACGACATCCTCAAGCACCTCGAGACTGAGGCGGCTTGGATTGAGGAAAATCACGAGGGCATCTGCAAGGGCAACCGCGCCATTGCCAACCAGATCGACGCACTGAGCGGCGTCTACCTCAGCACCGTCTACAAACTGAGGAACCTGAAGTGACCGTCGATTATCAAGTCCTCTACAACGTAGCCACGGGAATTGCCGCCTTCTTCGGCGGCTGGATCATCAACAACATCTACAAGGCCGTGGAGCGTCTGGATAAGGACGTGCGCGACATTCCGGTCACCTACGTCGCGAAGGATGACTACCGAGACGACATGAAAGAGGTGAAGAAGATGCTGGAAAAGATCTTCGACAAGCTCGACGGGAAAGCCGATAAATGACCACCAGCCCCACCGCGATGACCTTCACGACGCTGCAGCAGGACGTGCGGCGTTATCTCGAGCGTGGGGCCACGCTGGCCTCGGATGCCGTCGTCTACGAGCAGATCCCGCGCCTCATCAATCTGGCCGAGCGCCGCATCGCCCGCGAGCTGAAAATTCAGGGCTTCATCAACGTCGTGACGGGCACCCTGACTACGGGCCTGTCCGTGTATGACAAGCCTGACCGCTGGCGCGACACGATCAGCATAAACATCGGCACGGGCGCCACTAACGACACGCGCACGTTCCTATTCACGCGCGGCTACGAGTACCTGCGCAGCTACTGGCCCGACAGCACCCAGATGGACACGCCGCAATTCTACGGCGACTACGACTTCAGCCACTGGCTGATCGTGCCGACGCCGGATGAGGACTACCCCTTCGAGGTTCTGTATTACGAGCTGCCGCCCCTCCTCAGCGATATTATCCAGAGCAACTGGATCAGCGAGTACGCGCCGGAGCTTCTGCTGTACGCGACGCTGCTGGAGGCGACGCCGTTCCTGAAGAACGACGAGCGCATACAGGTCTGGCAGGCCATGTACGATCGCTCGGCGGCTATGCTGAACGGCGAAGATCTCAAGAAAATCTTGGACCGCTCGACGGTTCGCAAGGAGGCTTAAATGTCGGTCTACACGCAGGTCTTTGGCGGCACGACGATCTACCCGTCGAATGTGTCGTATCTGTCGCTGGCCCTCACGGCGAACGTGACCCTGTCGTGGCCTCTGGATGCCAACGCGTCTGCGGACGTCGCCGCGCGCATCATCGACGTGACGCCCACCGGCGCCTTCTCGATCTTCATGCCTCCGGGCAATGAGACCGGCGTCGGCCAGACCACGCTCTTCAACAACATCGGCCCCGACACCATCACGGTCAAGGACAGCATCGGCGGCACACTGATCTCGATCCTGCAGGGCCAGCAGTGGCAGATCTACCTGACCGACAACACCACGGCCGCCGGAACGTGGCGCGTCTTCCGCTACGGCGCGGCGACTGCTCAGGCGCAAGCCTCGGCTCTCGCGGGTCTCGGCCTCGTGGCGCAGGGTAGCGTCCTGTCGCAGACGTACCCGACTGTCACCTTCAACAGCAACTACACGGCCGGATCGCCCGATCGCGCGGCCTTCTACGTTTGGACCGGGGGCGTCGGCATCCTTAACCTCCCGGCGGCTGCGGGCGTTGGCAACGGCTTCTTCCTTGCCGCGCGCAACGGCGGCAGCGGCAACTTGACCATAACCCCGGATGGTTCCGACGACATCAACGGAGCCGCGACACTGGTGCTGCGCCCCGGTGATAGCGCCGTCTGCAACAGCGATGGCGTCGGCTGGTACACGGTCGGCTTCGGTCAGGATGCCGTGTTTGCCTTCGACTACACGTCCATCAGCCTGACCGGCCAAACCAGCCCCTACATCTTATCCGGCGCCGAGCTCAACCGCATTGCATACGAGTTCATCGGCGTCCTGACCGCCAACATGGTCATTCAGGTGCCGTCCACCACGCAGCAGTATTGGGCGGATAACGCGACGAGCGGCGCCTACACGCTGGGCCTCGCGACCATTACTCAGAGCCCGGCGGTCAACGTCGTGGCGGGCTCCCGAGGCATTTTCTACAGCAACGGGTCCGACGTCGTTAACGCCGCCACGGCGGGTATCTCTGTGCCAATCGCCATATCCGACGGCGGCACGGGCGCCACTTCTGCGGGCGGCGCGCTTATCAATCTGGGCGGCACGGCGGTCGGCATCGGCGTCTTCACGGCGGTAGACGCGGAGGCAGCCCGCGCGGCCATCGAAGCCGTCAGCACAGATGACGCCTACGGCTTTGCGGTGGCGATCAGCTAATGGCAGACGAGATCGTCCGCATAGCGTCGGCCCCGGGTATTAAGCGCGACGGCACCAAGTTTGAGGGTGACGCCTACGTTGACGGGCAGTGGGTGCGCTTCCAGCGCGGCCTGCCGCGCAAGATGGGCGGCTATCGCGCGATCAACAAGTACCTGCAGGGTCTGGCGCGCACGCTCTACACCTACACGGCCGACCTGCTCACCTACGTCCACGCTGGGTCGGCCGCCGCCGTGGAGAGTTTCTACATAGACATTGGGAACAACACGTCCGTCATCAGCGACAGGACGCCCGCCTCCCTTGTCGCGGACGCCCGCAACATGTGGCAGTTCGACAGTAGCCACGACACCAACGGTGACCTTTTGCTGGTCGCGCAGGTGGCCCCAAACCTCGACTGCCTCTGCAACAGTACGGGGGGCCAGCTCTTCGTCGGCGATCTCTTCGGCACGAACGACCTGACTGAGCTGACGACTGGCGGGGGTGAGCTGCCCGCCGTCTACAGCGCCACGGGGGGCATCGTCTCCCTGCAGCCATACACCTTCTTCTTCGGCGATCAGGGTTTTGTGGCGTTTTCTGTGCCGGGCGACCCGACGGACTACGTCGGCGCCGGATCCGGCAACGCCAACATCACGAGCCAGAAGATCGTGCGAGGCATCCCCCTGCGAGGCGGCACGGGCAATGCGCCATCTGGGTTGTTCTGGTCTGCCGACAGCCTGCTCCGCGCCTCGTTCGTCGGGGGGGCCGAGATCTTCCAGTTTGACACGATCACGACGCAGAGCTCGATTATGTCGTCGCAGTGCGTCATCGAGTATGACGGCATCTTCTACTGGGTCGGCAGCGATCGCTTCCTGATGTTCAACGGCGTCGTGCGCGAAATCGAGAACAACCTCAATCAGAACTTCTTCTTCGACAACCTGAACTACCAGTACCGGCAGAAGGTCTTCGCGACCAAGGTGCCCCGCTTTGGCGAGATCTGGTGGTGCTTTCCCAAGGGCACGTCTACCGAGCCCAACCATGCAGTTATTTACAACATACGCGAAAACACTTGGTATGACTGCGCCCTGCCCGAGGGCGGACGAGGCGCCGGGGCCTTCCCTGCCGTTTTCCGCAAGCCCCTGATGTCGGGCGTGGAGCAGCAGGACTTCGCGGCGCAGGCCGTTGCGATTGCCGGTGGGGGCTCGGGCTACACGGCCAACGACGTGCTGACCCTGAGCGGGGGCCAGTTCGCCGTTCCGGCGGATGTCACGGTGTCAACCGTTTCCGGCGGCGGCGTGATCAGCGCCATCGCGATCAGCAATGCAGGCAGCTACACGAGCGTCCCCGGCAACCCGGTGTCGGTGACCGGCGGCACCGGCGCCGGTGCGACTTTTTCGGTCACCTTCAATCAGCCCTATAACTTCTGGATCCACGAGACGGGCACGGACGCCATCAGCGGGCAGAGCCAGCAGCCCATCCTGTCCTACTTCGAGACGGCCGACATCTCCCTGCCCGCCCAGAAGCAGGTCAACAAGGCGCTCCAAGTGCTCATGCTGGAGCCCGACTTCGTCCAGTCGGGTGACATGACGGTGCAGGTCCGGGGCCGCGCCAACGCCCGCGCACCCGAGGTAAGTAGCGAGAGCAAGACCATCGTGCAGACGCCTCAGACGCCACAGGAACAAATCATATACTTTAAGGATCAGCGCCGTGAATTGCGCTTTTACTTTGAGAGCAACACGCTCGGCGGCGACTATCAGATGGGCCTAGTCATGGCGCACCTGCAGCCGGGCGACGGGACGGTGATCGGTTGATCGACCCGCGCAACATGTCTTTGCTGGACTGGGCGGATAGTGTAATACTGTCCGTCGGCGATGCTTGGTCTTTCGGGCGTTTAACTGACGAAAGTCGTTGGCAGGATTGGGCGGTAGGTTTTGTACGCGCGACACCCTTTTCGCAGCGCAGCCTCCCCGATCCGTATCAGTTTACAGATTGGCGAGACTGGGCGATGCGCGCGTATCCGATGCTTGAAGGAACCGGCTGATGGTTATGCAGACCGGCTACGATAACTCTCGGGACGAAGAGTATTATTACGACGACGGTCAGCCTGAGACCGATTATTCCTATGCCGAGCCTGTTTCACAGGCCATGCTGCCGGAAGTAGGCTCCCCGGCGCCCGCCCCGGCGTCCGCAGCCAGCGTAGACAACCCCTTCTACTCTGCCGGTGGCTACTCGCCGCAGCAAGAAGCCTATTTGGAGTCCCTGCGGGAGGCGTGGACTAGGCTGCGGGCCAAGTACCCGGGCGCGTCCATCAACATGCCCGACTTCGTGAACCCGACGTACGACCAGCCGTCGGAAGATCCGTACCTCCAATACGACACGTCGACGCCGCGCTACGCCCCCGGCTCCGAGATTGACGCGGCCATGGCCTCGGGCAAGACGGCTGATGAGACGATCTCGAACCTCGGCTACAATGTAAGGGATTTCGGGCAGGGGACGACCAATAAGGGCGCCTATCTGACGCCCGGCACCAAGTATTGGCTCGTCGATAACGTCACGGGCCAACCGCTGGGCTCGGGCTCTACCCCAGAAGAATTGCAGGCCTTGTCGTCTCAGGCGAACGAGCTCTCCTCCTCGCAGGGCGCGAAGGCCAACTGGTCTATCGTCACGCAGGGCGCCGATACGCAGACCCCGACGTATGGCTATACGGGTGAATACGACGAAGACGGT